TAAAAGCCTGGGATGAAGAAAATGCTCGCATCCGTAACTTAAACAAACAAAAAGCCACATTAGAGTCTGCTGTTACCCAAGCAGAAAGAACACTAAAAAAGTATATTAAAGAAATTGAGTCGCTTGCAGATAAAAAATGTCCTGCTTGTGAACAAGATTTACATGATCACAAGCACGATGAAATGCAAAAGACAGCAGAAGATAACCTGCTGGATGCACAAAAGTACTTTGATAAGGTAAACGGAGACCTAGAAAAGATTGTTACAGAGTTAGGAACAGGCGAGCAAGTTCGTAGACCTACAACTTTTTACGAAACAGAAGCCGAAGCATTGGGTCACAAGAACAATCTTGCCAGTCTCGAAAAAGCATTGGAAGAAAAAGCAGTTGAAAATAATCCGTATGCTGAACAAATTGAAGAATTAAAGAAAACTGCTATTCAGATTATTGAATGGAACACTATCAACTCGTTGACCAAGTTAAAAGATCATCAAGAATTTTTACACAAACTGCTAACTAACAAAGACAGTTTTATTCGTAAAAAGATAATTGATCAAAATTTAACGTATCTAAACAAACGACTAACTTATTATATCGACAAACTTGGACTGCCACATCGTGTGGTTTTTCAAAATGATCTAACAGTTGAAATTACTCAACTGGGTCAAGAGTTGGATTTTGACAACTTGAGTCGAGGAGAACGAAATAGACTGATTCTTTCCATGAGTTTTGCATTCCGAGATGTTTGGGAAGGACTGTATCAACACATCAACCTGTTGTTTATCGACGAATTAGTAGATGCTGGCATGGATAGTGCAGGTGTTGAAAGTGCATTGGCTGTGTTGAAAAAGATGGCACGTGAAAGAAACAAAAACATTTATCTAATATCTCACAAGGACGAGCTGGTAGGACGTGTGAACAGTGTGCTTCGTGTGATCAAAGAAAATGGATTTACCAGTTACAGCAACAACGCCGACTATGTTGAATAAGAGTCTTGAACATTACAAAGCACTGTATTCAAAATATGTAGATGCTCATGTAAGTCTACATAACTACCATACAGTCTTTGTTAAACACTTAGGTTTAGATTCGTCTATTGGACTTCGTAAGTCCATAAGAGAATTGGCATTACTTGAAACTGAACTTAAAAAAGCTGTACGAGCTGCATTTGAAGAAGACAAAGCAATCAAAAAGGCTGCTGGTATTAAAATAAAAAAACAAAAATACAGAAATACCAGTGGACTTGGAAAAAATTTAATAAAAAAACCCAAAAATGTGGACTTACCAGAATGAAGAAATTTTAGAATTGCCCGAAGATTGTGTGGGGTTTGTATATCTTATAACCAACACTACCAATCATAAAAAATACATTGGTAAAAAATTAGCAAAATTTAGTAAAACGACCTACAAGACTGTGAAGTTGAAGAACGGCACCAAGAAGAAAAAGAAAATTAGAAGTAAAATTGACAGCGACTGGCAGGAATACTACGGGTCCAGCGTTGAACTATCCAAAGACATTGAAACTTTGGGCCGAGACAAATTCACCCGCGAAATATTATACTATTGTAAAAGCAAAGCAGAAACATCTTACATTGAGGCCCGCGAACAATTCGACCGCAAAGTATTAGAATCCAATGACTACTACAATGGACAGATTTCTGTCCGTGTACATGGCTCCCATATAAAAAACAAAATTTAGGCTCAGTTAGACAGTAAAGGCAAGCGCAAGCCAACATCGTGCGCCCTAAACCTGGATCTCGGATCACAGGGACGGAAATCTCTTGCTGTCAAGAGTGCTCAATCAGTATCCTTCACAGGACCACGATCGCAAAATGCCTGCGGTTTGATTGTTTGAATAGAGTGAATATAGGCCCAATGAAGGGAGAAAAACCCTGCGTTTATGTATGTGTTAGCGTATATACATAAGCTGCCGTCGAATGAAGACGCAACTCGAGGTACCGTGCGACCGCCTCTGTAATTGTTGTAACGCTAAGTGACTTGTCGAACTCAGATAATGTCTTTTTTGCCCGTAGCAGGGCGAAATGTGACCATTGAATCTAGATAATATTTAAAACTACTTCGTAGTATCAATGTGAAACAATTGCTCTGAGCGCGAGCGAAAGAGCAAACGAACGCAGTTCGTTTATAAATAACGGATACTTTTCGGAATATACAATGGATATTAGAACCTTATTAACCCGAGTAGATGTGATTGAAAACAATCAACTATCTCTTAAAAAATACCTATCAGAGAGTTTATACAATACTCCTGAGATGCAATTGCATTGGAAACGTATCGACGAAGGATTTGTAAGAGGATATGAAAAGTATCTTGCAGAAGTTGCTCTAACTCCTGATCAAATTCAAAGTATCTTCAAACAAGCATCGGGTGGTGCTGCGGCAGGTGAAGCACCCAAGGATCCTGGAAAGTTAGCTGCACTTGTAGATAAAGTGCTGCCTGCAGATCAAGCAGGTGCTTTAGAAAAGACATTGCCTGCTCCAGATGCAGGTCCAGTTCAAGGTTTTGAACAAAAAGCCGCAGCAGCGGTACAGAACATTCAAGGTGCAGACCCAGCAACTAAACAGAGTTTGATGCAGTGGATCAAGCAAGGTGTTTCCAAACCTGAAACACAACAGTTGATTTTGGCCGCAGTAGGTGCTGGTGTTGGTAGTTTGATCAGCAAAGTTGGTCCTATACTGAGCATGATTCCAGGTGGTGGCCCAGTTGCTGCTGCTGTAACAGGTGCAGTCATTGCTGGTGCTGTGTCAGTTGCCAGTGCTAAAATGCAAGGTAAAGATTGGAAGACAGCATTTAAAGGTGCCATCAAGCCGGCATTGATGGGCGGCGCCAGTGCTGTTATTGGTAACTTGGCCACTACTGCTATCAGTGCAATGACTGGTGGCAATAGCACGCCTGATCAAGCACAACCGCCCGGAGCATCAGTAAGCATGGGTGATAAGATGCCCGATGGTTCAACAGTTACTGGACTAGAAGGTGGACAAGTTACTGTAACTCGTCCTGACGGTACATCAGAAACCATGTCAAATCAAGATTATTACGGCAGAACAGGACAACAAGGTATTGCAGATCCAAATGCCGCTCCTGCAGATTCTGACAAGCCAAAAAGACAACTGCCTCAGTGGGCACAAGACCTACAAGATAAACAAAAGACAATTGACGATTTTGCAAACAGAATGGGATTACCTCCTGGTAAGCATGATGTGCAAATGCAAGGTGGTGTACCTGTAAGCATTGACGGACAACCTGTTCCGCAAGAGTTATACAATCCACAGCAACAAAGAAACATACAAGCCGCACAACAGATGTCGGCTATGAATGCCAATAGTGCAGCGATACAGAGCGGTGAAAATCCTAATGCTGATACTTTTAGAAAACAAGCACAAGATCAAGTTGCACTAAATCAACGTATGCAGACACAAACAGATGCAGGTGGCATTGGTAAAAACTTTGATGCAGGCATTGCACCCATTGGTGCAAATGGACAACCAATGCGAGCAGTCCCAATGGATGAACCGACAATAGGTAGCAATTTTAATGCCGGCATTGCACCTATTGGTGCAAATGGACAACCGATGCGAGCAGTTCCAATGGATGAACCTGCAACTGGAAGAATGCCCGGTGAAACACCACCTGGAATTAATCGCTTAACAGGTAAACCTTTTGAACCTGCTCCTGCATGGGATCAAATGACTCCTGATCAACAAGCCGCAGTCACAGCAAGACAACAACAGCAAGCCGCTGATGCTGCCGCAGGAGCACAGAATGCTAAAGACTACTGGGCTAATAAAAATCCCAACACTCGTGGACTAAAAGAAAGTTTTGCAGAGTCTAAGTATGTTGACAAGCAAGCAACTCTACGCAAGTGGTTGGTTCAAGAATCAAAAGGTCAGCGTATACATGGCCTACAGTTAAAAGCAACTGTTAAAGAAGGCATCATGGATTCTATCAAAGGAATGTTTGGTGGAGGGAAGAAAGGTGTTGCTCCAGCCGCAGGTGGCGTTACTGCTGATGCATTAAACAAAGCATGGGCCACAGCTGGCAGTCCAACTGACAGCGAAGAAGTTGCTAAAGTATTACAAAGTGCAGGTGTTCCTGCAGAAACAGTTACTAAAGTATTTGCAGATTTAAAACTTCCACCTCCGGGGTCTCCTGAAACATCTGCAGAAGAGCCTGCTAAACCAGGTGAAACACCAACACCAGCTGAACCAGAAGTACCAGCTGCTGGTAAGGTAAATATTGATGAATTGGTTGCACAAATTAATAAACTTGCACCAGCTGACAAACAAAAAATTATAGCCGCGTTACAAGGATAAACAGGAATAGCATATGA